ACCTCTTTGCATCATGTCTTGTGGTGGCATTTCTGTCATAGCTTTTGCTACTTGAAAATCAGGTGTGTTTTGCAGTTCTGGTTGCTCTTGAGCTCTTTGTAAAAATGTCGAGGCAGTAGCTATTGGACCGCCTTCTTGCAAGCCATATACTTTTCTTAAACTGTTTTCTAATTCGTTCATGGTGTACTTACTGTCACTGCTCCTATACTTGTTGTTGCAGAGAGTCCAGTCAAGTAAGTTTGATGCTCATACAGGTTTCTAAACTGCGTTCCATCAAAGGCTTGGTGAACCTCTGTCGTTGTGTTAAATATAATGGCTCCTGTAGCAAATTGCAATTCGCTAAGGTCTGTGGAGTTAAAAGATTTTACGATGTCTGGATCTACTGATCCTAAATTTATTTCTAAAATTCTTATCAAACGATTAAAAGTATCAGCTGTAATATTTTCACCTACAGCAAGCGGCAACTGAGTTGGAAGTAATTTGCTCATTATCTACGCCCAGATGGTTGAATCTCTACTCTTGTACTACCAAGCCTCCACTTGTAATTTTTCTTATCATCTTCGGTATTATCATCGTCTGACTCAAAACGTAAAACAAACTGCCTAGCGCGAGATCGCAAAGAGCCAAAAGTAGAACTAGGTGTAATTTGTGTGGTTGAGTCTGTAGATAAGGTTTGATTACTAAAGTCTCTTCTTTTAACTACTACATTGATAGCAGGATCTTGGCTTGTGCCTGCATCATTTACAAATAAAATATCTGGTAAAATTCTTTTTAAGAAAACATATCTGTCGCCATCTGCAATATCTATATCAGCAGATTCTACAAAAACTCCATCCATAGCACTTTGATCGTTGTTAAATCCTTTTTCGTGCTCATATATATATTGTGCTGAATCAGACTCGCCAGCTGCTAAAGGCCTATCCAATACACCAGCTGCAAGCCAGCTGTATCTTTCTAAAGATCCTATGCTCCAGGATCCCTCTTCGTAATTGAAAATTGCATACCTGGATATTTCTCGTGTATTGTCTGTCACCGAAGGATAAAAGAACCATACTTCTGAGAACTCTTCGTTAAGTCCAGCAAAACACTTATAGGCCTGTGACTCGTCAAGATCTGAAAAAACATAATCTTGCACGCTGCAAGGTATTTGTTGTACCGATCCGTTATAAAAGTAGAAACCGCTTTTGGACATGTAATAAACACCTTTTGGTGAATTACAAATAGCTTTAGGACCGATAAGGCCAGCGCCCTCATTAATTAAATTAATTGCGAAGGTTAATGGTGGGCCAATAAAATTCATTGAATACAAAGATGTATCTGTCCATATTAAAACTTCTTGCCTGGCTTTAATGCCTCCTACTATAGAAGAGCCAGAAGATAATCTTAATGAGCCAGCTGTATTTGTTGATAACGGCTCAAATTGCAATGGGTTTTCTTGATCACTAAATGCAACAAGCATTGGATCTATAGTTCCTGTTCTTGCTGTTCCAGCATCATTAATAGGATCTGCTCCTAACACAATTAAATGTCTATCGGTTTCAGATGTAATAACTTGTAATGCTTGTGTTGGCACTAAATTAGCACCACTTGTAGTGGCTAGTTCTGTTGCTCTTGTTGATAAACCATCATTTTCAACCCACCTGTAAATACCACCACCTCTAGGGTTAATAATTAAATCTTCACCATAATTATCATGTGTCCATAAGCGCAGCTGGTTTGCGTTTGAAAGCGCAGTTGACGAACCCCACCCGCCTGCACCCCAAGTGCCAACACCCCAACCTGTTGATCGTACATAAAAATCTAGTCCAGAATTAATTTGATACACTGCGTCTGTTGAAGATCCACCATTACCAGAGTCACTTGAATTTGCTGTTACTGTGGAACCGCTAGTGTCTTTAGCTGTTATCTCATAAGTGTTTGTACCTGTCACTAAATTTATTTGATATTCTTGGTTTAACACCGCAGCTATAACATTACCGCCTAAACTAACAGCGCTTGAAAAAGTTACGAAATCACCAGACACTGCACCATGACTAGCATCTGTAACTGTCAGTGTAGAGGATCCGTTTGTTGCTGCAAAAGTTGCTGCATTTGTAGTGGTTTTTCTTATGGGTGTGATGTCGTTGTAGGCATTACCCTCTTCTATGTAGTATTTATTTGTAGTTCCTAAACCAAGGTATTTGCTACCGCCTAAAGAAATCCAAGAATGTAATCCTCTTACAGATCCAACAATAGTATCAGATGAAAGTTTTTCCCAACCACCTATTTTTTCTACGCGGCCCTTTCTAAATCTAATTTTATCGCCATCAACCCAACCGCCTTCGTTTGCGTAATCGGTTTCTTCCTTATTTATTCCAGGCTTAAAATTTAGTTTTGATAGCGGCATAATTTAATGTAAACATTGCTACTATTAAGCTAATCTTATAATTGCACCAGTTGCAGTAGCACTTGGGAAAACAATCGTAAAATCGCCAGCTGTAGATGTTTTGTCGCCGCCAAAATCTATTGCTGCCACAGCCTTGTCAGAATTTGTGTCATTATATATTAGACACCCTCTTGCTGTTACGGTTGCATTACTAAAAGTTAAATCTGCAAAATCACACAAAGCAGTAGTACCAGAAGTTACTGGTGTTACGTTTGTTAATGCTGATCCTCCAGAACTATAGTTAGTACCACTAGCCTGGCCAGTTGTTGTAAATGCAGTTGTGCCAGCTCCTAATGTAGCCGAGCTGGTGTACAAAGCTAACTTAAAAGAGTTGCCACTTGATGCTGTAAAGTTGTGAGTGCCCACTAAAAGCTCTTGTTTAAAACTTGTACATATTGCCGATGTTATTGCCATTATAGCTCCTTTAATATTTTAGCCATGTCGCTGTGGCCTTGTTTTTCTAATAAATTTGCATAAGTCGTATTTTGCGACTTAATTGCATTTTTCATACTATGTAAGATTACAGTATAAACTTGGTTTTGAAAAGCCAAAGCCTGCTGTTTGATATGCTCTGGAGCTGACTCAGAATAGTCGCATATTTTCTTTGTTGCCTGGGCCGCCCAGAACTCTGGATCATGTCCTTTGTTTTCAGTGGTTGTTACGCCAACTTTTCCTAATACAAAATCGCTTTCTACACTCACCCTTTGTACGGCTCTGGCGGAGCTACATCCTCATTTATTTTCAAGCCATGTTGTTCTAATTCTTGATTAATTTCGTCATAAGGTCCAATAATAAATCTGCCCTCATGCGGTATTGCAACCAGTGGTTTATCTAACCTATGAAAACCATATAGCTTTTCAGTCGCTGGCACGTTTGAATCTAATACTGTAGATCTGCCACTAATACCAATCAGTATATCAGCTGCCATACATTTACTGATCCAAAACTCTACGCAAGCTCTACCAGCTTCTGCAAAGTGCATGTTTTCTTTATATGAAAAATCAATACCAAATAGATCTAACTGTCGAACTTTATTATGCAGAGCAAAAGCGATAGCGTAGGCTACTGTATTGTTAAGATACGCACACTTTGTTGAGTTGCAAACATCTTCTAACGGATACATTACTGGGTTTTTTATCCTTGGATCTAATTCACAAGTATATACAGGTGCATCATTTTCTTGTAAAACCCTACACATTACAGAAGTTTGATGTCCAGCGTCATTACTATCAAAAAACCTGCTTGCAGGATCTAACATAAATATTCTATCGCATGGATATGTTGATGCAGCTGAGTTGATACACCAAACCTCGTCCCACTCCCTGCCGTTTTGTAAACCAATAGCAAAATCAACTTGTGATATGCCAAGTCCTATTAGAGCAATTTTTTTGCCCTCTAAATTTCCTATTTCGCTCATTAGCTTACGCTAGAGCGGACTGAATCGTATCGGTATTCGTCGCGTGTTCCACGACCTTCGGATGTGTTTTTCATTCTGGCTACCGCCTCCTTAAAGCGTCCCTCTAACTGTGCAATAACGTCAGATGGCTCTTTAAGAAAAATTGCACCCTCAACCAAAGAACCATACAACAAAGCGTCGGAATAGTCTGTGGATAAGAATGTCGTGCCAGAGTCGCTACCAGCAGTCAATGAGACTGGTTTATGTAAATAATGAAGTTCAATCGTATAGTCCGCGTCGGGTATAGGTGAAACTTCAAATGCCGCATCGTCAAATAATGAGTAATATTTCGGCTTGGCCCTTGTGGTGCCAGACGAATATTCCTTAATAAATGAAGGATGTTTAAAGTCTAAGTAATCGTATGTGCTTGAGCTTATTACAGCCAAACTCATAGGAGCATAGAAATCTGTTGGTGTTGCTAAGAATCTGTTGCCAGTGGTTACTGTGCCCTGGACGTTTTTTCTTTGTTCTGGTAATTGAACAAATGAGAATATACGATCCTCAGCTTCTTGAATAAAGGTTGGTAATTCATTTGTAAATGTAGTTTCTGATACTTCTAAGTAATCTTGTATCGCAGTTTTTAGTGTGCTGTATGTAAAACTCATGTTGTCACCGTAACCTCGCCTACGCTTGCTGAAACCGAAAAAGTTGTAAGAACTGTTCCTAGCTTGCCGTTTCCAACATTAGTATAAACTAAAAATTTGGAATTATCGTCGGCTTTATCTGGTCTTGCATCTTTTACAGCTTGAGGATCATCTGGAGCTGGCTTTGGATCTAATTGTGGATGTTTAGGATCCCACTGATCTGGGCCGACTAATAAGCCATCCCAAGTTTTACGCATGTCCTGGAGTTTATATCTAAAACCAGATATATCGCAGATGCCATAAGAAAATTTACCAGATGCAAAAGCCATTATGCGTTGTTATAACTCCTTAGACTAGGCGATACCCTAAAGGATGCTCTGTCTTCATCTGTAGATAAAGCTCTTTGAAACTCTTCTTCATATAAACTTTTTAACAAACTGGTTCTCTCTGGAGCTCTTTTCAAAGAAATGTAATAAGCCAAACCAGCTGCTAAACACGGATAAAATCTAAATGGCATATCCATGGTATTTGCACCAGCGTCGGCATCATCCATTCTTGTAAGAACATTCATGTAAACCGTATAGGTGCTAGTTTTATCTGGTACGGGCCATACTGTTAATGTTGGTGTTGTTTGTTTATCTACTAAAAATTGATTTGGCTTACC